TTAATTGCCGCCCAGGTATCCGGCCACCAACGTAAAGCCGTCCTGAATTTCATGGCGATGATGGAAAACGCAGTCCATGCGAAGTCGTATTCGAACATCTTCATGACGCTAGCGCCAACGGAGAAGATAACGGAACTTTTCGAATGGGTGAAGACGAATCGATACCTGCAGCGGAAAGCCGCAATCATTGGCGGATTGTATAACGCGATTGAGGCAGGCGATGACATTTCGTTATACAAAGCGATGGTTGCGTCAGTCTACCTCGAAAGCTTCCTTTTCTACAGCGGCTTTTACTATCCGTTATATTTCTACGGTCAAGGAAAGCTGATGAACAGCGGCGAGATCATTAATTTGATAATCCGCGATGAAGCGATTCATGGTGTTTATGTCGGTTTGCTTGCGCAGGAAATTTACAATCGCCAGTCACCGGGCGTACAGATCGAATTGCGCGACTTTGCCGTCGAATTGCTTGCGGAACTCTACGAGAATGAGGCCGCCTACACCGAAGACCTGTACGACCAAGTCGGACTGACTCACGACGTTAAGAAGTTCGTGCGATACAACGGAAACAAGGCGCTGGCTAACCTCGGATTCGATCCGTATTTCGAAGATGAAACGGTAAATCCGATCGTATTGAACGGGTTGGATACGAAGACGAAATCGCATGACTTCTTTTCAATGAAAGGTAACGGATACAAAAAAGCGACGGTCGAGCCGTTGCAGGACAGCGATTTCTGCTTCGAGTAAGCGTCCATTAACGAAAGTATATACGCAACTATTAACGAGGAGGATTTCGTATGAACGTAAATATTAAACGCTTGTCACCCGATGCACAAATTCCGCAATACGCTCACGTTTCAGACGCCTGCTTCGACCTGGTTGCGGCAGAAGACGTCATCATCGAGCCGGAAGAAACCGCGCTAGTCAAAACGGGGCTAGCGTTCGAGGTTCCGGAAGGCTACGAAATGCAGATCCGGCCACGCTCTGGCATTACGCTGAAGACGAAGCTTCGCGTCCAGCTCGGTACGGTCGACGCAGGCTATCGGGGCGAGGTCGGAGTGATTGTCGATAATATCTCGCCATTAAATATGGAAGTTCCTTTCGACTATGGACCGATAATGGTTACCGGAGAGATTTATAGAATGAACGGAGAATTGCCGCAGTTTTCGTATATCATCCGCAAAGGAGATCGCATCGCCCAGGCCGTAATTAAGCCGGTCGAGCAGGCGGCATTTACAGAAGTGGCCGAGTTGGACGATAGCGATCGGGGAGCGGGCGGCTTTGGGAGTAGCGGTGTCGGAAGTCCCCATCCGGAATATTTCGGAGAGCCGATCGGAAAGGAGCTGATATAATGGCGCAAACATACGCCTGTTTCTTGAACGGAAAATTCTATGGCGCGGGCGACCTCGACTACATGAATGAACTCTTCCGCGATTATGTCGTCACTTCCGGAATGTATGGCAAGGACGAATGCACATTTCGAATCACAACGAAAGAGAAGGCGCGGGATATAGTTACCCAATCTATTAACGAACAATACCGAAGAGTTTTCGAAAGTCTAGCGAAGGAGGACGAATAGATGAAGTTCTGGGCTACTTACGGAACTATCGTGTTCTTTTGCGCTTACTTATTCACGCAATTGGCGATGCTCGCGAACGGTAGGGCAGTCGGATTGGAGGAAGTGGTCGTTCCGTTCGTAATATCCGCTTGCATAGCATCGGTAGTTGTCTCAATCGGAATATTCGGAAGTAGTTCCCACAGCGGATACGGAGGAGGAGAATAATGGCGGAAACCAAAATGAACGTACAGCTACTCGCACATACGCAATTAAGCGACGAATTCAAACAGACTCTCGATTACAGAAAATACGATGAATCTGGTGAATATTTTACGAACACCTTGGACGATCTGCACCCAACCGACGGCCAAGCGATCGCCCTAACCGCAATCAGAACGTGCTACAGCGCCAACAAACCGTCCGAAATTGTCGCAAAGGAAGGCGCCAAGTATTTCGGCTCCAAAGCGTCAGATGGCGGCGGAGGAACGGATGCCGACCGCCTATTCCGGATGATCGTCCGTTCCGGCCACACGTCGACCCTCGAGCACCTAACGTTCACCTTTGCGATTGAAGGCGTCAGCCGGGCGTTATTGGCGCAACTTACACGGCATCGAGTCGGTTTTAGCTTCAGCGTCCAGTCACAGCGTTATGTACGGATGGGAAGCGACGACAAGATCGGCGGGTTCGATTACGTTGTCCCTACGACAGTAACCGAAGATAAAACTGCAGACATGTACGATTTTGTATACGGAGCACCGATGGAAGACCGCCCTTCACCGGAAATATTTGCGGAAGCTATGGCGATCGCTCAACAAACATACGACAAGCTCCGGGAAGCCGGCGTTCCAGCCGAAGATGCCCGCGCTGTCCTCCCGCAAGCAGCCGCAACTAATCTCGTAATGACTGCGAATCTACGATCGTTACTCGAATTCTATTCGAAGCGTAAGCCGGGAAACGGAGCGCAAAAGGAGATCGCTGACCTGGCGGAATCTCTACGCCAGGAAGTCGTTAACGTAGAGCCGTGGACCGCGCAATTCTTCGAGGAGGTATAAGCATATGTGTAGTCTGTTATTAATACTTCCGTTAGCTCTTTATGCGGTATATACACTACATGGCCCGGCTGTGGCTTTATTATGTACGGGACTATGCGCAATCCCACTATTCGCAAAAGCCGTACTCAAAAGAAAGGAATGATTTTATCGGAATCCTAACGAATTTCACGCTAACAGCGCAGCTATTCTCCGGCCACTGTCCGGCAGATCAGCCGCCAGAACCGCCAAGGATAACGCCAGAGCAGGCCGCCATCCAATCGGCTGAATCACGTAACAGAGAACTAACGAAAGAGATAACGAAAAAGGACGCGAAGATACAGGCGCTTGAGGACGAAATCAAGGCGCTGAAGAAAGCGAAGAATCCGACCGCAACTAAAACGTCAGCCTGGCGGACTTTCACCATGACGGCTTATACGGCCTTTTGTGCGGAAGGCTGCACCGGCATCACCAAAACGGGAGTCGACGTCAGCCACTCGATCTATTACGAAGGCGCGCGCGTCATAGCGGTCGACCCGTCTGTGATTGCGCTCGGATCTACGGTTGAAGTCCGGCTCGCTGACGGTTCGAATTTCCGGGCGAAGGCGATCGACACAGGCGGCATGATTAAAGGCGCACGGCTCGATCTGTTGGTCGCGAATGAAGCAGACGCAGTACAGTTCGGCCGGCAGTCGGTAGAATTGCGGGTTATTAAATAACGAGGAGGCGGTTCGTTTGGACTTCCTTAAAAGCGCGATGGATCGGGTTAAGCCGGAATTTGAACGATTAATACGAAGGGAGCTCGGTAAAATGACTAAAACTAACGAAAAAATCCACGTACTGGCTGACGAATCACTTGGCGGAATCAAACGCGAATATGTAGAGGTCGATAGGAAGGCGGAGAAGGGCGAGAAGATCGTTATTGTTGATGCGATCCTATCCTTCGGGATATACCACAATGGCGACATTTTTGATGCGGCAACAAAACGATCGGCGAGCATTAGAACAGCTTGCGGAAAGTGCATCTATGACGAAGAATACCACGTCCTCGAACCGACCAATATCGTCCACATTAACGGCCCTGACGGTACGGAGCGCTACGAGATGGTCGATCGTACTGCGGAAGTAGGCGAGAAGGTTATCGTAACTAAGAGCTATGATTTTCCGAAAGGGTTAATTGATACGGTGGAATATTGTTACGATTGTTCAGATTACGGGTCAATCGACTTAGTGGAAGGCGTGGATGACCTGACGTATCTGGACGCAAAGTACGAAGAATACCGCGTCCTCGTCCCGGTCGAATCCTCCGAAGAAGAACCGCAGCCATCCGACCCGATCGACGTTATCGCTAACCTGGCGACGCGTGTTGCGGAGTTGGAACGTGAGAATAAACGTATCAAGGAAGATCTCGGATGGAACGAAATGGGGCCGGGAAGGATCGCTGAGCTGCGGAATACGGTTTCGGACATTCTCCACGATATTGCTAGGCTAGAGGATAGAATCTTACACGATCACGCGGAATACGAGAAGACGGACAATTATTTGTACGAAGAAACTAGGCGTCTACAAGACGAAATCGACACGCTGCACAAAGACAACCGGAGGCACGGAGAAGAGATAGCGCAGTTAGAAAAAGGCGTACACGCGCAATCACAGCGCCATCTATATCGCCAACAAGAAATTGAGCGCGTCTGGGAACGTATGGATCGCATAGAGTCGGAAACGGAGTCGCTGAAATATGCCGCAAAGGAAACGGACGGAAAGGTGGCGAACCTCGAATCCGACTCAGATACGCGCTTGTTCACTGCCGAAGAGGTTGCCGCACTTCTTAACGCAATGAGGGAACGCCAATGAAGATCGCCCTCACCGCACCACTTCGCGCAGGCAAGTCGCTGGCCGCATCGTACATTTCGCTTCACTACGATTTCCAGCCGTTCGCATTTGGCGACGAACTGAAGGACGCATTTCACCGCGCATTCCCTCACGTTCCGAGAAATCCGAAGCCGCGCGCTCATTATCAGAAGTTCGGACAGTGGGCGCGGGAAGCCTTCGGAGAGGACGTATGGATTGACGCTCTCATGCCGAAAATAGCCGCCTATCTCGACCGCCATCCTTGCGACTGCGGTAATACAGCGCTAAAGAATCGCGTGATCATCGACGACTGCCGCCAGCCTAACGAATACAGGCGGCTGAAGGACGAAGGTTTCGTATTTGTCCGTATAACAGCACCGGCCGAGCTCCGCATTGAACGCGCAAAGAAGCGCGGCGATCAATTCGAGATTGCCGACTTAGAACATCCGACTGAGCTTGCCGTTAACAGTTTCGAAGTTGATTACGAAATTGAGAACGCAGGCAAGCTGGAAGAGTTGTACGAGAAGCTGAACGCGATTATGGCGGAGGTGTTGAAGTGACGAATATTCCGAATCATTACGGATACGGGTTACGAAATGATGAGAAACCTTATGCGCACAAGATTCCGGACGGTGGTAACTGGCGTGATCTTCCGGAAGAAGAACAGAAGGCGTTTATGAAAGGGGCGTTTTATAGCGGAGGAGGTCAAACGACATATCTTCGTAAGATGTCTTGGGATGAGCCGGCTTTAACGATTACGGCCTCGGTAATGGCGAAAGCTACGTGTCATTTACATCCGAATAAACCAATCGAAAGGAGCGAATATATGGGCGACTTTAACTTAACACCGCAACTACCGGCGAACGGACTGACTGTACTCGAACTATTCTGCGGAGGAGGGCTCGGCGCAATCGGATTCAAAGCGGCTGGCTACGATATTGTAAAGGCGCTGGACTTCGATAAGAATGCCGTCAAAGCCTACCGCCACAACTTCGGTGATTATGTAGAACAGGCGGACATTAACGAAATTGATATCGATAGCTTGCCGGACACAGACGTAATCTTCGGAGGTCCTCCGTGCCAAGACTTCTCGGTTGCGGGTAAAGGAGAAGGCGCAAACGGCGAGCGTGGTAAATTAGTCTTCCGTTACCTCGAAATCATCGAACGCAAACAGCCGAAAGCCTTCGTATTCGAAAACGTGAAAGGGCTGATTACGAAGCGCCACCGTCCGACATTCGATGCTCTTATCGAAAGATTTAACGAAATAGGTTACGAGATTAGTTGGAAAGTGCTGAGCGCGTGGGACTACGGAGTGGCCCAGAAGCGAGAGCGCGTGTTCATCGTCGGAATACGAAAAGACCTCGGAATCACTTTCGAGTTTCCGAAGCCGTTAGAAGGCGATTATCAGACGCGAGTATTGCGGGATGTTATCGGGGATTTGCCGGAACCCGAACGTCACAGCGGACAGCCAATTCATCCGGACGGTCCTAGATATGCTAACCACTTAACCAAAGCTCTGTCTGATACAGAATACGCAATCGCTGAAAAAGTTCCTCCCGGTGGCGACTTTAAAGATGCTCCCGACGAACTTCTACCAGACCACCTTCGATTTCTAAAGAATAGTAAACGTTCCGAGAGAAATGGTGGGCAAGGATTTGCGTTTAAGCGATATGAGCTATCTGATGTATCTCATACAGTAACGAGCGACGTCACCCAGAAAAGAACTCTAAAACTACACCCGAAAGCCAACCGACGTTTCACCGTCCGCGAATGTCTCCGAATCCAATCTGCGCCTGATACTTATGTCCTGCCAGACGATATTTCCTTATCGGCGCAGTATCGGATCGTTGGAAACGGAATCGCTTCGCGTGTTGCGTGGTATGTAGGGCGAGCGCTTGCGGATCAGCTTTCGTCTAACTGAAACGCATACGTGCCTTTCGGATAGGCCAGGTACGGTTGTTTTGACGCCTCGCCATCGCCGATCAAATAATAGCGTTGCGGAAGCTTATCGAAATCAATGCCGATTTTACGCAAGAACGGCCATGCCGAAACATTGCCGCGCTTATCGAATTTGAACGGTTTGACGTCCGGCTGCTTAACGAGTTCGGGCTTGCCGACAACAATGCGCTTTTCTGCCGCGTCATATGCGACGGATAAATAAAACGGTCCGTCCGTAGGCAGTCCGATGATACGGCGCGCACCGGCCGAAACAAACAAACGTCGTTGCTTTTCGATTGTGATATACGCTTTGGTGTTGCGTTCGAAGTCGTTAGATATCCACGTAAGTGCCATAACGAATCTCCTTACGAAAGTATTTACGTTCAGTATAGACGGAATAGTTACCGATAGTCAACAGAGATGCGCGAATTGTTAACGAAGTTATTAACGAAAGAGGAGGCGGTTGTTATCGGAACAGTCAAAGTCGATTTACACCGAAAGGATCGCGAATTTGAGGCGGCTTATGCGCTAGACAATGCGGAGGGCGTCAAAACGCTGCTCTCCGATTATCCGAAATTCGTCAGCCGCAAATGGCTCGGAGAATACGAAGCTGCCGAAGTGCTGCTCGATCTACACAACGCGCTTGAGCTTGCGGATCTGACCGACAGACAACGCGAAGCCATCCGGCTCGTATATTTCGAAGACCTGACGCAAGTCGAGGCGGGGAAACGGATGAGAGTTGGCAAGGATTCGATTAATCATCTGATAAATCGTGCAGCCGATTCAATTGCGGATATTTACTACTATTGGGCGGGACATGGCGAAGGATACTCGACGGGAGGACGAATTAATGGATAAGGCGCTACTACACGAAATGATCACGGATATGTACCAACGAACGAAATCCGGAGAACTTGACCGGATCGAACGTATTGAGGAAATTACCGCGCTGGCCGACGCTTACTTCGATGCCGTCGGAGAGCATCCGGATTCTATCGCGCTTGAACGTATGGCGAATCTCGTAATCTACGAAGAGCTAACGAACCCACACCCGGATAAAATGGCTCGCGAAGAGTACCCGATCATGAGCGAAACGCAGCGAGAAGAGCGCATCAAGTCGGAGGCATCCGAAAAGCTCGCAGAAGAGTACGGGGCAGATGGTCGAAATTATAAAGTTCCGACGCGAAGAAAACGCTCTTCATACGAGGAAAAGTTCGTTGATAGATCGGCCAGGGCGCGAAATAAAGAACGAAGAAGCCGATACAACGATTTCGTAAAGGGGAGATCCCCGGGACAGTTTACGGTCGATATCGCAACCGGCGAAAAAATTTCTCATTAAACCCGTTACTTTTACCCGTTTAGCTGTCTATACGTTATGAGGGCGCCCTACACGCGCTCTTTTATTTTGCGAAAAAGGAGACGATATTTTGAAAAGATTACTAGTAGTAAACGCAGAAACAGGCGAAGATCTATCGACAGACTACACGCTTAGACATCGGAACCAGGACGAAGCCTTCCGGGAGCAGCAAAAGCAGACGACGGACAGGCGCGACTTTTCCAACGCCAATATGTCTAATATTCACGAAGTCTATGACGCTCTCACAACGGCACAATGCGGCTATCTCATGTTACTGCAATGTTACGTCGATTACAACGGCGTCCTCGTTAAATCCAGCCGCGACAAAACTCCGATGACTACCGCGGATATGATGTCCGTTCTACAGCTCGTGAAAAAGCCGCGAACGTTCTACGATTTTTTGAGCGCTTGTACTGCGCACGATATTATCCGGGAAGAAGACGGCATATACTCGGTGAACGAACGATATCATTTCAAAGGTAACTTCGGAAGTCAGTACGTCGTCAAACTATATACCGCGAAGATTAAGAAAGTGTACAGCGAAGTGAAGGCGACGGACATCGGCCTGATCTATCGGATGCTACCGTTTGTACACTACGAAACTAATGCGCTTTGCGAAAATCCTTTCGAGAAGAATCCGAAGCATATACGGTGGTTCAATAAGAAAGAGCTTGCGGTAGCGATCGGAGTAACGCCAGATACGCTTGGCCGCCGACTGAAGCAGATGAAATTCGACGGAGAGTTCGTTGTCGCGCGAATAAAGGTCGGCAGCGAACCGGAACGATATACGTTTAATCCTAACGTGTTTTATCGTCAGTCAAAGGCGCCGGATAAGACGCTACTTGCGATGTTTAACGTTAATAAGCCGTAGATGAACGAAAA